GGAATCAAGATTTAACTTATTTTATTGCATTAGAACCAGATTCTACATTTGAATAATGAGAGATGAATTTCTCTGGGTTGAAAAATACAGACCCAAAACAATAGAAGAATGTATTTTACCAGAACAAACCAAGAAAACTTTTCTTGATTTCCTAGATAAGGGAGAAGTGCCTAATCTTCTTCTTGCTGGTCCTGCTGGATGTGGTAAGACCACAGTTGCTAAAGCACTTTGCAATCAGTTGGGGGTTGATGTCTATGTCATTAACGGATCGGATGAAGGACGTTTTCTTGACACTGTTAGGAATAATGCCAAGAACTTTGCGTCTACGGTATCTCTCACGAGTGAGTCGAAGCACAAAGTCATCATCATTGATGAAGCAGACAATACCACTCCCGACGTACAACTCCTCCTTAGAGCGTCTATTGAGGAGTTCTCAGGAAACTGCAGATTCATTTTCACTTGCAACTACAAAAATAAAATCATTGAACCCCTCCATTCGAGATGTGCTGTGGTTGAGTTTGGTGTTCAGAAAAAATCTAAACAAGAAATTGCAGCAAAATTCTTCGGAAGATTAGTAGATATTTTAAAACAAGAAAAAATAGAAGCAGATAAGAAAGTCCTAGCAGAACTTATCAACAAACACTTTCCTGATTGGAGAAGAGTTCTTAATGAGTGTCAGAGATACTCTGTTGGTGGTAGAATAGATAGTGGTATATTAGCTCATTTTAGTGATGTAAAGGTTAATGATCTCATTAAAAACCTCAAGGAAAAGAACTTTGCGGAAGTACGTAAATGGTGTGTCAATAACTTGGACAACGATCCTTCTGTTCTATTACGTCGTATTTACGATAGTCTTTACGATTCCTTGGTTCCTTCTACCATCCCTGCTGCTGTTCTCATACTTGCTAAGTATCAGTACCAAATCGCTTTTGTTGCAGACCAAGAAATAAACATGCTTGCTTGTTTGACGGAGATTATGGTAGAATGTAATTTCAAATAGTAATTATTATGATTTCAAAAGAAAAGGTGAGGAACCAAGTTAAATCCAGATTTTATTACATCTTTTGGGGTGTTGCAACATTTTCTGTAGTGGCAGGTCAATTATATGTTGGATCTGGATATAGAATATTTGCAAATTCTTTACTTAGAATATTTGATGCTGTTGAAGTAGAAGTAGGACGAGATTACAACGAACGGAGGTATTACTAATGGTTTTAGTTTTTATTATCGTAGGATTATTGTTCTTTATTATGGGGTATGGACTGTACCTTACAATAGGACCAGGTAAGGTAGATTTACGTGATCCTATTGATGAACATGCCAAGATGCATGAACTAGGAATAGCACATGGTCATGGTGGTAATAAAGATGCATATGTGATGTCTGGTAAACTAGACAACCATACACATGATGACTGAAGAAGAACGTGAAGAACAAAGACGTATTGATGATGATTATAATGTAGTCAATCATTATTATCGTGCTAAGATGATGCATCCCAATATTCCATTCTATCTTCAAGATGAAATGGGAAATACTTATGAGTTTAAGTGGGATTTAATTTATCAGTATATTGCTAAAATTACACAATGAAAGCCTTGAAGACTCCACTCAGATATCCTGGTGGAAAATCTAAAGCAATAAAAACATTATCACCTTGGTTTCCTAAAACAATTTCAGAATATAGAGAACCTTTTATAGGTGGTGGTTCTATTGCGATTGAAATAACTAAATCTAATCCAGACATTCCTGTATGGATAAATGATCTCTATGTACCCCTTTATAATTTCTGGGTACAATTGAGGGATAGAGGAGAAGAACTGTCTGAGAGGGTCAGAGAAGAGAAGCAGAGGACGTTGGATGAGGGTGATAAGGATAAAGTAACGGCAAAGGCTAAAGAACTATTCAATAGATATAAGGAAGAGATTGATACTTATGATGACTTTGAAAAAGCAGTAGCATTCTTTATAATGAATAAGTGTAGTTTCTCAGGACTAACAGAGAACAGCACCTTTTCACAGTCAGCATCTAACTCTAACTTTTCTCTTGTAGGAGCAGATAAACTTGCACAGTTTTCTAAGTTAATTAAAAATTGGAAGATTACTAATGTTGATTATTCAGAAGTAATGAAAGAGCATGGATCAAGAGATACATTTATATTTCTAGATCCTCCATATGATATTAAAGATTTCTTATATGGAAAGAACCGTGAGATGCATAAGAAGTTTGATCATGAAAGATTTGCAGATGACGTTTATATTTGTGTCCACAAGTTTATGATAACTTATAATGTTAATGATAAACTTAAAGAGTTATATAGAAACTACAATCTAAAGGAGTGGAAGTTGAGGTATTCTATGGCACATCGTGGAGACAAAGGAACTGATGAGAATATTAAAACTGAACTATTGGTGACTAATTATTCTATTGTCCCAGAAACTCCTTTGGAGGCAGCATGGAATTAAAAGATTGGTTAAATTCTATTAATTTTACAAAGGAAATTCCTGAAGATCCTGCTGAGATTAAAACCTATGCTCCGTATATTATTAATCGTTGTTTGTCAGGACATCTTGACTGTGTTCTCTTTGCTAATGAAATGAACAAGTATTCTTTTCTTGATAAAGACATGCAATATTCATTTTATCTAAATACACTTAGGAAAAAGAAGAGATTTAGTCCCTGGCTCCGAAAGGAAAAAGTCACAGACCTTGAAATCATTAAACAATACTATGGTTATAGTAATGAAAAGGCATCTAATGCCCTCAAGATATTAACCCCTGAACAAATTAATTTTATTAAACAACGACTTGACACTGGAGGATCAAAATGACTGCCACCGTTGAACCTACCGTACAGTGGTCTCAAGACCAAATGGTAGAAGTACTTTTAAATGAACCTGATGACTTCTTAAAGGTAAGAGAAACTCTCACAAGAATTGGTGTAGCATCAAGAAAAGAAAAGAAACTTTACCAAAGTTGTCATATATTACATAAACAAGGTAGATATTATATAGTACATTTTAAGGAGTTGTTTGCTCTTGATGGAAAGCACGCTAACCTTACTGTTAACGACGTTCAGCGTAGGAATCGTATTGCTCGTCTCCTTGCTGATTGGGGTCTTATATCTGTAGTAAAACCAGATTCAGTATCTGATATTGCTCCACTCAATCAAATTAAAGTTCTTGCTTATAAGGACAAGGGAGATTGGGTATTGGAGCAGAAGTATAATATTGGAAAGAAAGGAAAGAAAGAGGAAACCGAATAAAATTATGGGGAGTTCAACACTCCCTTTTTTTATGGTCTGTGCTATAAATATGTTATGGATGCCGAAAGGATCCAAATTTAAAACACTCGCTTAACAAGGAGCACTATCATGAACACACTAGCAAGGTATCACGCTGCCAATCTTCCTGAACTAATGGATAGGATTCAGAAGAATGGTATAGGAATGGATGATTACTTAGATCGTTTCTTTAATCTACACGAAACAACACAAAAGTATCCTCCATACAATCTCGTACAGGTAAATAATGTTGAGTCTCGTCTAGAGATTGCACTCGCAGGGTTCTCTAAGAAGGAAATCAATGTCTACACCGAGTATGGAAAACTTTATGTCGAAGGAAAGAAGGAAGACAAAGAAACTACATCCGAGTACCTCCATAAGGGATTGGCTCAACGAAGTTTCACACGAGTATGGACTATCTCCGACGATACAGAAGTACGATCCGTTTCCTTTAAGGACGGACTCCTCATCGTGGATCTCGGAAAAATAGTTCCAGAACATCATGCTCGTAAAGACTTTCTATAAATATAATTGAGTTCGAGATGGATCAGACCCCTTTACAGGGGTCTTTTTTATTGCTATAATAATTATAAATATACTTTTATTATGAGTGAGGACTTCACTAGAATAGCATCAGCACTTGAGAGAATTGCTGATTCTCTTGAAAAGAAATGGCACATTGACATAGATCATGGTCATATTGAGAAGATAGATAATATAGAACATGGTGACATAGACACTCACGCTCATTCTTTTTAG